TTCTAATAATTTTTTTTCTAAATCCTTAGCCATTTAATAATTGTTTTAGTTGTCCAGAAGGTGATTCTACTTGTACTTTTCTATTTATTCTAATACTATTTTCTACTCTTTCTATTAAACCATCTCTACTTTTAATAGTATAACAAATACCAGTATCTAAATCACAAACTTGTTGTCCTTCGGGAGTTTGCCCATTATCCACAATATTATCAGTTTTTTTACCTAAAAAATTTCCTAATTTTTGTTTTAATTGTTCTGTAATCATGATTTATTGGTTTATATATAAATATACGTTAATTTAATAATAGTCAATCTTTACTATAGTTTAACTTATATATGTAATATTAATTATTTACTTCGGAGTTAATTGCGGGAATAAAAGCTGCTGGATTTAGATAGTGTTCTACCACTTTTCCATTTTTCATCACACCCCTTAAAAGTTCTATATGTAGATGTATTTCTTTTGATAGCCCGCTGTTACCCATTGTACCTATTTTTTTACCCTTAGGTCCACAATCAGCTTTTTTAATGGGGTCGTCAATACTATAATTTATATTACGTAAAAAAGCATATCTTACAATATAATAAGATGTTTTATCTTCATCTGGAGTATTAGTTATTATTAATTTACTCTCTACTACATTACCATATTCCCCACAACCATCAGAAGTTTGTAAATTATTACAACCATCTAAAGCGTGTGTTACTGTACCATGTAGTATTGGGAAGATTGAAATCCCATTTTTACTTATACTTTTTTCATAGGATGTTTCTTTTGGAATTATGTCTATACCTAAATGAGTTTTTTCAGGGTCATAGTCCATTAAGTAAAAATCTACATCCACACCACTACCTATAACATTATGAAATGTTACACCATCTTCATTAATAAAAGGACTATCTATGGTAGATGTTAAATCTACGTACTTATTACTGGTTGGTGTTTTTTTCATTTGTGCTGGAGTAGCACTTAAATTATCAGCGTATAAATCTTGTGGTAATTGTTTTAATCTAGTTTCTGCTGCTTTGTAAAGATTAGTTTCTACTCTTTGGACTAGATTTTCTATGTTAGGTAATTCTGCGAGTGGTTGTCTAACACCTTCAAAAGTAGTTTCTATGTTATTAGGTCTAATAGAATGAGAAACATTTACTATAAAGTAAGGACCGTTAAACATAGGTAAATAATTTAACTGGAAATATTGGGTGGGTTGTATTGATACATTACCCATACATGTTATTGTAGCCGTATAACTTCTACTCGCGTAAACATTAAATAATGATAGAGAAGCCATAGAGGTTCCTGCACCACCTCCTGAATCTGCCATTTCTTGTAAAATTCTATAACTCTCCGAAGTATTTTGGTATTGTGACTGGTCTAGGGTTACGGATTCAAATATGTTTTGATTTTTTAATCCAAAGTCAACATTAAATGCAACTACTTTATTTGCACGTTCTTTATTAGGTATTTCACTTGCAATTAAAGGATTATTTGTTTCACTACGAATATTTAAAGCGTCATTAAAAAAACCATTATTTTCTGTTTTACTATCTAACTGTTGAGATGAATTACCTACGTATTGACATAGGAATGCTGGTCCTGACTGTAAAGTATCTACTTCTTTAAAAGTTCCGAAAAGAGCATTACCCTGTCTTTGGGTTACGTCATTTTCAATATTAAAAAAGTTAATGTAGGATGGTAAAGCTATATAATTAAAATAGTTATCTTTAAGTATCCCACTTATATAACCATCAATACTTTGTGTTAAAGTTTTAGAATTACCTGTATCAAAAGGTGAATCTAATTTTAATATATTCCAAATATTAATTATAGCTTCATCCCCAATATCTCTGTTAGCTGTATCAAAGAAAAGAAATTTTTCAAATAAAGTCATACCGTTTTCTATACTTAAAGCAGCTATCCACCTATCATTCATTGTTTTAAAACTTCTATATAATTCTAATTTTAATGGTTCTGCCTTTACTTTAGTTCTTTCGTCGGTAATTGGTTCTTGTGTTTGATTATCTTGTTTTTTATTTTGTTCTATATTTTTTTGGACTTTTTTTACTAATGTATTTACGTAGGTTTCTTGATTACCCTCTAACATCTCTAATTTAGAAACTAGTGTGTCTATAAATTCACTAGCACTAGGTGGTGTGACTGCTTTTACACATTGTGCCGCATATAACCTTAAAATAGGAGCAAACCCTATAATGTTTTCTCTACTAAACTCTATCCCTTCTCCGTTTGGTCCTCTAGCTGTTTCAAAAAAGTTATATATTGGATTTAGGTTATTAAGTGTGGTGAGGGTATTAAACTGCACACTATTACTTTCATTATAGTATTGCCCAACTTCTAATATCATATCTTGTGCCTCTATCGGTAATGGGAAAGTAAAACTAGCTGGTGCTATCGGTACTAATGTAGTGCTATTAGCATAAGTACCAAAATCATAACTATCAACTACGGGTGTACTAACATTTTTATTTTGTTTGTGTAATGCCATCAATAACTGAGTGGCTGTACTACCGTTATTAATTTCATTTAGACCTGTAGTACTGGTGTGTTCGTATCTAACTTCTTGTGATAAGAAATTTTGTACTAATTTGAAGAATTTTAAAAATTGTGCATTAGCTAATTTATTTGGTGTTCTTGAAGTTACTGCATCAAAATTAGTTTCGTTTAACCAAGTATCTTCAATAATACATAATTCTTTAATTATGTTTTTCATTGTACCACTATTAAATGTAATTTCCGGTTCTAAACTAGAAAATTGTAAAAACATATCTTCAAATAAATCCAATTCTTTTTTGTTAAATACCCCTCTTAACTCTTGTATTGTTGAGTAGTCACTCGTCTCACTTAGGTTCCAAGCATGTTGTTGGTCTTGACTTGGTAGTACTTTTTTTAGATATTCATGTGGTTGTGGTAAATATGGTGCTCTATTTTCAAAATATCCGTAATTAGATATACGCCAAATAAATCTACACCCACCATTATGAAGTGGTGTTGTATTATTGAAAACATTTGTTGGGTTATATGTACCAGCGTCTGTTCTCCTTAATCCACCTGAAGATGGGTATAAAATATAGTAACGAGAAGGTGGTGCATCATCTTCAAAAGCAACACCTAGATTTGGTCCTATATTTGCAGAATTAGCGTACACATCATAAAATTTAACTTTGGTGTTATCATCCGAGGTAAAAGATAGTATTGCATTTTCTTCTATATCTAATGGTACAGATGGTAAAATATTGTTAAGTACTTGACCTACCCCAATATTAGTGTAGTTGTTAGAGTTGGTTGTTATGTAATTTATCGCATCTATAACTTTAGGATAGACTCCTACTTGAATGAAGTTATCCACACCTAAAGATTGTTGAGCTTGGTATAAATAGGGACTACCACCCATATTAAAATTGTATTGGGTTGTAAGAAGTAGTGTTACCTCATCATAAACATAGTTAGGGCCACCGGCACCAGGAATTGTAGTAACGTTACCTAAATCATTCCATATACTAGCAAGTGGGTCTATTGAAGTCGTAATGTTAGTTTTGTATCTCCACCAAACCGAACCTATTCTTAATAAAAGAGCGATTGGTACTTTATGTAAGGCGGGCATTTGGTTAAATAGTTGTGATACATAGTCACCAAAACTTTCATCACTAGTGCTTAAAGCTTTTTCTCTAAAGGTCGGTAACGGTAAAGAGTTAAGAAATAAGTACGCTGCGGAAGTATATTGGTTTTGGTTATTAGGTAGATTTCTTTCATAATCAACACCTTGGAGTATAGAATTTATAAAATATGGTGTGTTTAGAAGAGAAGTCATTCTAACATTTACTGTGTCACCAACATAGATTAACCCTTGTGCACTAGCAGTTTCTGCTGTTGGGATTATTACTCCTTCCGTTAATACTGGTGTTTTTGAAGCGTCTTCATAAAATTCGTTAACTAAACTTTGGTTACTTAATTTATCTTTATTAGACATTCTTTCTATTAGTGCATCAAAACTATATTTTCTTGCGTCTTCTTCATTAGCATACACAAATTGTGTATAGTATTTAGTATCCTCTTTTTCTGTTAACAACCCAGTATATTGTATATCATATTCTAGATTTTTAGTTATACTATAAAAATCAGTAACGTTTAATACACCAGCGTAATTAAACTGATTCCAATTACCTAATAAATTAGGTACTAAATCAAAAAATGAATCAAATTTACTTAATTTTAACACCTTGTAACTTTCTTGGAAATCCCCAGCTTTGACCGTGTAGGGTTGTGGTGTATATATAATATTAGATGGTTTTCCACTATCTGGTGTTACAACACCAAAATTACTATATATATTATACCTATCTGGGTCAGCTTCCTGTAGTATGTCAGTGATAGCTTCAAATCCTCTATCTGTGGTGACACCAGTAACACCCGTACCTAAATCTTTAAAAACATTTTTTGCTGATGTAGAAATTTTGATACTCTCATAAAGATTATTAGCGTCTAATTTAGCTATTTCATCTAAAGCGGGTTGTACATTAGTACTATTAATATTACTATCGGGTGCAGTATACCGAGTTTTAACGCTACCTAAATTTATAAATTCTTGTGCTCTATCTAATATTTCAAACCATAAATCTGTGTCATCTAGAGAAGAATAAGGTGTGGTGGTTGGAGGCCAGTCTTTAACATCTATTGGTGTTAGGTTTTTAGTTATTCCTCTGTCACCTACCGGTGCTTGGAATTTAGTGTACTTATAGTTTGCTGTTTTAGCGTACTCCTCTACAAAATCTACCTCCGGCCATACGTTTTTATCGTTTGCTCCTGTTATTTCTTCGACTTCTTTCGCGCCTGGATATGTAAGTTCGTATTTAGTTTCTCCGTTTTCGGTTTGTTTGCTTATATAGTATTGAGGCCAAGGAAATACTTCCCCTAGTGTTTTGGGTTGTTCTACCTTTATACCAGTATTAGGACTTACATCATTAGATGATTTGGCTGCATTAATACGTTTTTCATTATTACTGACAGCCATGGCATCAAGGTGTACTGTATTTAATAACCTTAAAAATGTATCTGCTCCACCTAAGATAATAGAAAATACGTTTCTGATAGTTGGTTTAAACCCTAACTTATCTTCTAAAGCTGTATTGAGAACAGCACTCATATCTTTTGCCATTATTTCAGCATTTTGTTCAAATCTTCTATCGGTTTCTCTCCATACTGGAGAAAATCTACCTGATTCATAAGAACCTTCAAAACAAAACCAAGGTGCAAATTCTTCTTTTAACTTAACTGTTAAAGTTTTTGTTTTTACAGTACCTTGTATTTTAAGTTTACTATATAGGTCATAACCTTCTTTTAAGAATAAAGTTTTAACAGCGTATTTACCTGGGTTATCCTCAGGTAGTTTAGCTAGGGGATTAAATGTTGGATTTTTGGATAGTAGTTTGGTGTATTTATCTACTATCACATCTAAAGCTATTTTAGCTTTTTCCGTTAATTCTTTTGTCGCGTTTGGGTTGGTTCCGTCTGTAACTGCTTTATTAGCAGTTGTAACCCCTTTTAGTGGATAAACTAAAGTGTCTACTGTTCTTCCAGAAGTAGAATTAGGGTCATCTATTTGTATTCTTATATTTTTTTTCTCCCCTTTATCCAAATACGTGTCTAACCACCCATTTTTACCAAATATTGCATTTTTAAAACCTTTTAATGTTTCCTTATATTCTAATTTATCTGTTGTAGATGCCATATTAGTTTCACCAAAAACTAATGACATATCATCATCAATTTCTTTTATAACATTTACTAATTCTAATATGGTGTAGGTTGGGAAATCTTGTGCTATTAACTTTTTCTTACGATAAATGTCAAAAACTTCTTCTGTAATTTGTCTACCTTTTGTAGAGGTTACTTCACCACTAGTAGCATCTACTCTATTAGGAAACATATAAGGGGCGGTCATTGCTTGATGCATATTAATATCCCTTAAAAGAGCCACGTGATTGCCTATAAATTGACAGGTTATTAAATAATCACCACTACTAGGGTCAAATCTAGATACAAAACTTTCCAACATTAGTTGGAATTTGACTGCTTTCCCATAATACCCTTTTAGTGTTAAAAAGAATAGTGGGTATGGTAAATGGAAAAATGCTGTGTATGGTGTATTGGTTTTAGCTTGTTGGAAGAGTGTTTGGCCTCTTACATCTGTAAAATTTATTGTTACTGTTGGTCTATATGATGCATTTATTTTTACATCTATAGAAGTTATACCAAAACCTTGGAAGTCTGTTTGGTTTTCTATTCTTCTACTAATATTTCCAGTATTTTTATCTTCTGATACTACTTGTTGGTTAACTTCTGGGTCCGTAAAAGCCTCTGTCCAATCGGAATCCATAGAAGATTTGCCTTCGGGTTTAAGGAAGTTTAATGTACCTTTAAATATTTCTACATCGACTTCACTTTCATTTCCTTCACCCACTATTACTTTACTACGTGGTGAAATTTTTGCGGTAAGATTAGCATACATTACTAAATCTTCTGGTTCTACTAATCTTTCTCTAGCTTTACCACTTGCTGGGTCGACCACAAAATTAGGGTCTACGACCATAACATTGTTACCTACCTGGTAAGATAATATATCTCCTGAATTTAGTTTATTTGCCATAATAGAGGAAGTGGGTATCTAATTTACTTTTATATTCCTCTAATGATTGCATTAGTGGAAATGGTACCACTATTAGTGTGCCATCTGGAATATTCCATTCCTGACCACCATAAGTGGGATTTGCTAACATAATTAACCACCCATAATACGGTGAATCATAAAATTGTTGGGATAGTTTGTCTAGTCTGGTTTTTCCTACCTTATAAACTATTTTTCTATCACTTAGCTTAGGGGTTAGTTTAATACCAGGGACCATTATATAGTCACCATTTACCACAAATTCGTTATATCTATTATAATATGTCATATTACTTAACTAATATAGAGTTGTTGCATTAACTTATAATTAAATTTACTGTCCTGAACTCCTGAATTTCTACTAATCAATCTATTTCTAACCAAAGTTTGTGCCGTTGTTCCACTGTTTATCACATAACCTACTTTATAATCAGTATAATAATTATTTAGATTATCTTCTAGAATACTATATCCCTTATTTAACCCTCTTTCTATTCTACCACCAAATAAATTACAATCATAATTTAACCATTCCTTCAACATAGTGTTAATTCTAGGTTTAAACATTAAAATAGTACTATATTTTAAACCTTTTACCCCTTCACTATCTCTTTTAAATAAATTATCATATAAATCACTTCTTCTATTAGAAACTAATATTTCTAGTTCTCTGGTGTAGTTTTTGCTAAAAATAAAAGATTTGCTTTCATTTGTACACATTCTATTACTAAAAAATATATATTCGTTACCACCTACATAACCCTTACTAAAATTATTATTAACATAGTTAGTTATAAAAGAGTCTAAGTAACCACCACTGGTGTTATAACTTGTACTAAGATTATTTACCGCTGTTACCGCTGTAAGTTGTAAAGCGACCACCCTACCACCACCTGGATTTATGTACTGACCATCATAACTATCAATTGTTATCAAATTTAATTTATCTATAGCATCGGTTAAAGATTTTTGTTGTTCTCTACAACTATTTACCGTATTAATTATAGTGGACATAGTTTTGCCTATTTGGTCTTCTAGGGTATTATCTAATAAATTCTTAATGTACTCCTTTTCTTCTTGGGTGGGATTACATTCATTTAATTTTGTTTGTATAGTAGTGGTTTCCGCACTTATATTACTCTTTAATGTAGTATAGTATGTGTTGAGTCTATCTATTATATTTTTGGGTATCCCCATTAAATGACGATTACTTGTCCCTAACACACCAAAATAAAAATTTCTATCTACCATAAATTCTTCTACTAAACCCATACTATTTTGATAGTATAAATCTTCTAGTCTACTTTTGGTGTCTAAAGAATAACTTTTAGTTCTATCTACAAATAGGTTTAATAAATTTTTATAGTTTAATTCTGCTGGCATATTTTATTTTTTATGGTTGTGAGTTACCCCAGAAGTTCCAGAAACTACCACCTTCTTGTTCTCCACTCACTTGTCCTCCTTCCTCACCATCTTCCGAACCACCTCCTTGATTATTAGAAGATTGGTTTGCTTGTTGTGTTTCTAAAGCGGTTATAAGTTCTTGTTCATTAGGTAGTAGTGGTGTGCCTTCTGTTTGGAATGCTTTATTATCATACATTTCCGTATTACCAAAAAAGTTAAATGATAATGCGTTTTGTAATCTAGATACTGGTTCTTTAAGTCCTTGACCTCCGATAAATTTAAAGTTCATTTGCACATTTGCTATCATTGGTTGTAATCCTATCCCTTCTGGATTCATATCTAAAACCAGTGGGTCATAACTAAAACTAACCGAATCGATAGCTATTTTAGTATGATAAAAATCACCAATTCTTAAAACACATATAGGTGGTGCTCCAAAAGCGGTGTTATCAGCGTCTACAATTTTTTTACCATCACTAGTAACTGTAGGTATTGTATTTCCTGGTCGTGTACACTGTAGTAAAAAAGTTAATCTAGTGTTAAGTCCTTCTGGTGTAGTAGAATGAAAACTAGGGTGGAAATGTTGTAATTCTCTTTTTAAAGAGTTATATATAAATTCGTCTTCTTCTTGTAGTGCTTGAAAATAGTTTTCTTCACCTAATAGTCGTGCTAAAATTTTAGTTGTATCTAAATTACTACTAGGTTCTTCACTGTTTTGAGAATTTTGAATTGCTTGTTGGTCTGATGATAAAGTACTTTGTGGGTTTTCATCAAAAAATCCAAAATCGGAATTATTATTATCTGGTAAGTCATTTGTAGATGTACCCCCACTAGAAGTCACACCTATATCATTTAGATTAAAACTACCAGACCCACCACCTGGACTAAATGAACCGGAGCCACCTTCATTAGGTGGTACACCAGTCATCGGTGGATGTGGGATAGTTTCTTCAGATAATGTCCCTTCAGGATTGGCGTTAAATTGTTCGGTTACTTCATTTTGTGCTGTAATTAAATCATCTAGTGAAACATTAGGAAATTTAGAAGCTAATTCGTAAATGTCATATTCTTTACATCCAGCAAAAAATGCGTGTAAAGCTTCATCTGCTTTCCAATCAGTCACATTTTTTAAAGTATTTTGTGCTATTTCATTTAATATAGAAGAGTGGTCTACCACCATTTTCCAACTTAATGTCCCAATTCTTTCTGTATAGTTGTATGTGTATACTGGTTCTGGTCTACCTAAAAAATTAACCGAGTTCCACTGAGCTGAATTAGTATCACCAAAACTTAAATCATATGGGGGAAACCACATAATTCTTCCACCGTTAGGTCCTCTTTCAGATAGAGGTAATTTTTGTAATTCAGATGTTCCTCTCCATGCTAAGTTTTCTATGGAAAACATGTATTTTTTTACATTTTTTTGTTTTACATTTGTATCTACATTCTCACCCATTACAGGTGCGATATTAAGATTAAATGTGTTGGTGAGAACTGAATTAGTTTTACCTAGGTGATTACCCTTGTGTCTCACCATATTCTTAAATTTATAGTAAGGGTTGTCTTTTGTCCAACTCCTACAATAACCATCTACACTTGTACCCCCTAAAAGTCCTTCACTCACACGTCTTACACCAGAACCTTTTGGTATTTCTTTATATCCGTCATTGAATACTTTCGAAGTTTGGTCTATTGCGTGTCCCGCGTGTTTTCTTCGTGCTCCACCCATTAACGGTGCTGAGTCTATTAATTTTTGTGTTTGTGCTAATAGCCCCCCTTTTCTTTTTGGTTTTCTGTGAGACCTACTTAAAAGTAGTCCTGGTGGTGCATTTAATGAAGCTACAGAAGTAGAACCAAACCACGTCCAACCACCATCTAATGTCCCACCATCAGTATAAGCTTCCCCAGCTAAACCAAATTTATAAAACTGCCATAAAGGACTACCATCTACCGTTTCTAATTCTTTAGCTAATGTAGAAGGCCCGTAAACTAAAGCAGCCACATTTCTTCCAAATTCATCTTGGGGAACTGCCCCCATAGGACTTTGTAATCTACTAGGTTCAGAGTTTTTAGACCCAATATAGTAATAAGCTCTCACAGCTTCTACATTTTCTGCTAAAGGAACTCTAGTATAATCTGGACGAAATATATTATATTTTAAATTTTCAAATAACGCAGATTGTTGTTCTTTACCCATATATTCAATGAATGCATCACTAGGTGATGGGTAAGCAATAGGACTTTTAGGTATAGCATCACCTCCCGTTAACGAACTTACTATAGCACTAGCAGTAGCTTGGAAACTATCAAATGGGTCGGTATCATCCCCTTTTAATATACCGTTTTTTGCTAATTCATTTATGTTTGGTACAAAGGTGGTGTCAAAATAATTACCAGGAATGGTAGAATAACCAAAATATAAGTTGGTAATCCTTGAGATGAAGTCTGTCCCTTCTAATTCTTTTTTTCCTGGACTAGTACTTATGTCGTACTCCCACCCACCTTGTGGTCCGTCACTTTTTTGATTTAAATATTGTTCCTGTAGATGTGCTAAATTTCTTCTTAAAAAACCACTAGAGGTCCTCATTAACTCACTATCATCTAATATATTAGAATTCATAGTGTTTATCATATTATCAGTAATGTTAACTGTTTCTAGTATTTCTGCTGGTGTATATTGTGACGAGATAAACGCTTGGGGTTGTAGTGTACTGGGGGATACATAGTCTGTTTGTTTTCTTGGTAAAACTTTTTTAACATCTATTAGTTGGACATCTTTATATCCACCTTCTGGTCCATAACTGTTATCTAAAAAAAGATTTGTTTGTGATTGTTCACCCACCTCACTCACTGTTTTTTGGTCTATTATATGATAATCTGATTGTGTTTGGTAGCTAAACTCTCCAGGTGTTTGAATTCCATATGGTGGTGGTAGTGGGTTACCGTCGGCTAAATAAGAACTTCTTAGATTTTTACCTAATAGGTGTTTCCTCAAAATTTCAGTACTTTTAATACTAATATCGTAATCTCCTTGTCCGTAGGGATTTTGTATGTTTGTATTTGTCTTTTGAGGCATTGATTTTAGTTTTTATTATAAATAGATTATAAAAATATTTTTATGATTGTAACATCATGTAAAAATCTTTACTGGCCGCACTATTTCTATTAAATGCACGTACTACATCTTCTGCGGAAACAGTTCCACTCCCACCCTGAGAGTCTCTTATTGTTAATTCACCAGTTATTTTATGTTCTTTGACGCCTGAATTTATTGTTTGAGACATGTTTGTTGTCATATTACTCACCTCATTTAGTAATTCGGTATTACCGCCCATACCACCTTGTAGTATAGCGTCTAGCTCTGTACCACCTATTATTAAGTCCCCCTTGTTAAATCTTAGAGGTTCACTCATACCAGGTCTTAATATAAAATCATTTGCTGGTGGCAAAACGTTTTGCCAGTCTTGTGATTGAGTTGCACCTAATGAAATAGAGGCGTCTTTTACTAGATTTAGAGCCTCTTTACTTAAGGTACCACTTAATTCACCAATTAGCTTAGCTATTTCTTTTGTATCACCACCCATCATGGTTTGTATCTGGTCATCACTAAGAAGATTCATTTTTCCTGCTGCGGTTTGTGAGAAAGCTTCCTGTAAAGCATCTCTCATATCACCACCCATTTTATCGACCATTATCCTTACTCCCGTATCAATTAAAGCTAGGTATTGATTTGCTTTTTCTGCTACTGTTAATTGTTGTTTATATATATCGGTATCTGACATACCTTCTTTTCTTAACAGCTCTAGTTGTTCGTCAGTAACATCTGCCACATTTACTAGTTCATCAACACCAGGTATTTTAACCTCCGCTACACCACCTTTCCCTATCTGTGCCATCGAAGCGATTAATTCTTTATCTTCAGGACTAATACCTTCTGTAAACTCCATTTGTGATAAAACTGCTGATTCTCTAGCTGCTTTAGTTGCGGCGTCTGCTAAATCCTGATAATTCATACCCATCGCTTTTGCTTGGTCTCTTAACTGTCTTTGAGTTGCGGGTTCTATTATAAATTTATTTTTTGTTTCGTCGAATGTTGCAGCTGCGGCCGCAGTATCTATAATGGCTGTTTGTAAACCTTCTAGGTCATTACTAGCCATATACATTAATTTAAATGGGTCTGTTAGGTCACTCGCTGCACCACCAATTACTTGCATTTGTGCCGCAAATTCTATAGCTCCTTCTGGGTCTAATAATCCTTCCGCTAAACTTGTTACGTCACCCATTTCAACCCCAAGTCTTTGAGCTCTGGCTACCATTCTTGATAGTCCTTGTACCCCGTTTTCAAATTGGTATGTGTTTATGAGTTTTATTTCCCCTGAAACATTTTTTAAGAATGTTTCCATCACAACTCCCATAGCTCTACCTGTTTTTAATACATCAGACATAGCATTGTTAGTATCGTCAACACCACCTATAGCACTTTCTAAACTAAAACCAATTCTATCAAATGCCTCTGCAAACGCAGCTCCATCAAAACCTTCTAAAGTTTTAGTTAAAAGAGCAACTCGGGTTGTTACTTCAGGTGGTATACGTAAATTCCTACCAATCTCCATGGATATGGCTTTGAATGTCTCAAATAATTTGTCTACAGTAAGACCCCACTGATATGATGATTTTCCAGCTTCATTTAACTCGTCTATGGTATCGAATAACTGTTCGTTAGTCATCCCTAGAGACTGAGATATACCTATTCTAAGGGTGTCTTCTAAAGCTAACATATCTAAAATGAACCCCATATTTTCTTGTATCTTGGCAGTATTTAATGCACCACCCTTTAAAAGTTCACCTAATTTATTAACTTCACCAACAGACATCCCTTCTCTAGCAACCCTTTGTTTTTGTGCTTCTTCAAATAAACCTAAAGTTCCAGCTCCATAACTACCTCCTTGATAGGAGGTTTTACTACCATCTTTTACACCCTTTTCGTAAGCTTCTTTAACCGCTTTATCAATTGCATCCTGTGTTGCTTGGTCGACAAATGATGGAATAGGATTATCTATCCCTAATAATTTAGCAAATTTTAGTGATGTTGGGTTACCGTATTTCCCCATCTTTTTGATGGAGTTTATACGTGATTGTCTATTGGGTTCATCCTTATAATTAAAAATACCGATAGGCACACCTAATTCAGGGTGAAAAGCTACGTAAGGTTTTGCTCCCGATAAAAGTCTTTCAATAAATAATTGTTTAAGAAAGTTCAACATAGTTTTCATTTAACTATAAATAGTTAATATGATGATTTCGATTTGTTTTTTGCTTGTTCGTAAGACTCTTTCTTTTTATTGAATTCTTCTACTAGTGTATTTATGTAGAATCGTCTTTCAAATGTAGGCATATATAAGAGGTCTCTCCAAGGTATGTGGAGGTGTCTCATTAAATAATAAAACTCTTGCAATAGGGCATTCCTATAGCCCGTAGAAAGGACGAAAAAACTCAACACCCAATGAAATTCTTACATTCATTTGTTCTCCTGATGGTGTTGTTGTTGGTATATTAAGGTCTAGTCCTGGTGTATTCTCTCTGATAACTTTTCTTATATCTTGAGAATCTTTTATAGGCATTGTTTGTATTAGTTGAGATATTGTCATAGGGTCCCTTACTCCGTCTATTTCTTTGACCATTCTCTCTAATTGTTTAGTCATATAAGGGTTGATTGGGTCGTTTTGATATCTTTTATCAATTTCCTGAAGGTATGCTTCGTCTTGTGGTGATAAAAACTTTAATTTTATTTTTTTCTTGGATTGTCCTAATACATACTCAAATTCGTTTTTATCGTCCACCTTTACTTTTGTTTCTTTTGTATTCAATACGGATAAATCGATTGTGGTTTCAAATTCTTCTTTAGTTTTTGGGTCGGTTAATTTCACTGTGTATTCTGGACCAAAAGCTGTATTTCTTAAAAATATAAGAACAGCCTCTTTATCACAATCCGGCATGTCACTTACAAGTATGTCTTTATCTAATATTTTTTTTGCTAAAAGTGTGTCGACTAGTGTTCCTGCTTGTTGTACAGCTGGAGACGCTAATAAATTTTCATCCGAGGCATTTAAGTAAGTAACTTTTAATGTTTTCTTTTTGTTGGTGTAAAATAAACCTTGTGACGGAAGAGTTACTACGTCGTAAGGTAAAATACTTTCTTCTGGATTGTGTAAATGTTCTTGCATTAATTAATAATTTATTATTTATATTATAATTGTAAATATATAAATTTATATTTTATTTGTCAATTTTGCTTATATAGCTTTTATAACACAGCATTAAGTATGAATTTAATACGGAGAAAAGTAAAGAGGTTATTATATAAAGTGCAAAAAAAAATCCTCGTTAGAGGATTTTTAATATGAAATAAATTTTATTTTAGTAAACTAATATACATCTATCTGGTCTTAGTGTTGCTGAAATTGTAGCTAAACCATCATCACTATACCCTAAACTGTCGAAATTAACATCCGTTAAAAATGTTCCTTGCATTATCCACTTTTCCACCACAACACCTGTTGGGTCTAACATTTCTAAGTCTATGTTCTTTTTATAACCAGCTGCATAGCCCATTCTACCAGTTACTGATTCTGAATGTAATCTCACCCACTCCATTAAAGCTTGTGCTGCTGATGGACCTATCGGGTCTCTAAATGTTACATTTATCGTGTTCCATGTAAATCTACCTGCTACATAAGTAGATGTGTTTAAAAATGGTACCTCTACTGAATTTATGGTTATTTGTGGTCTCGACGTACTCTCCACATACCATTCATTTATGCCTAAAGAAGAATCAAATCTTAATATAAACCTATTCTTTCTTTTAGGTTCATAAGGTATAGGCATTTTCATTAATAAATCGGCCATGTTTTTATTTTTTTAAATTATTTATTTTTTTATATATCTATAAATATATCGGTAATGAAAAAAATGTTATATTATACTTGTTTTAATACTATTTTGTTCATCCCCCCTTCTGAAGTATCATAAACCACAAAATCTACTTCTGGAAATTCTACTTGAAGTACTTCTTT